ATCGTTAGAACAAATAGTGAACAGGAGCCAACAATGAGCTTTGCAAACATCATCCGAGGCGATGCCTTCAGCTTCACCACGCTGACCAGCGCCATCAATAAGGTCATCCCTGAACCGGAGAGCCTCGACAACATTTTCACGTTCAACGAGAAGGGCATCAGCACGCTCTCCGCACTGATCGAATACAAAGAAGGCAAGCTGGGTCTCGTCCCGACCTCCGAACGCGGAACTGTCGGACACGCTATCAGCTCGAATCCTAGGAAGATGCGCTCGATCTACGTACCGCACTATCAAGAATACGATGCCATCATGTCAACGGAAGTTCTGGGCGTGCGCCAGTTCGGCAGCGAGACGGAATTCGAGACCATCGAGTCCAAGCGCAACGAGAAGCTTGGCGAAATGGCTTCTAAGCTGAACCGCACTCTGAATTATGCAAAAGCCGGGATGCTGCAGGGCTACTTGTACGATGCCGATGGCAGTGTGATTTACGACTGGTTCGAAGAGCTCGGCTTCGCGCGCAACACGCACACGTTCGATGTGACGCAGCCGAACGTCAACATTCGCGATGAAGCGATCAAGATGAAACGCAAGGCTGATATCAAGCTCGGCGGTTACTCTTACAGCAGATACGTCTGGCTGATGCCGCCGGAGATGTTCGATCTCGTCGTTTCGCATCCATCTCTGAAGGAAGCTTACGATCGGTGGCAAGATGGCGCGTTTCTGCGTGCTGACAACCGCAAGGGCTTCCAGATCGCCGACAACGTCACGATCCAGTCCTATGAAATCAACACGACCGGAGCTTTCGACAGCCAGGGTCGTCCGATCCGGATGTTCCCGGAAGACAAGTCTTTCTTCGTGCCTGACACGACCTCGCTGTTCCAAGTGAGATTCGCACCCGCCGACACGATGGAAGCCGTCAACACCGTTGGTCTTCCGTTCTACGCAGCGTCCGAGCCGAAGCCCTTCAACAAGGGTGTCGATCTGACCGCCGAGTCGAACTTCGTCGTCTACAGCGAGAAGCCTGACGCAGTCGTAGAAGTTTCCTTCGATTAATCCAGTCGGAGGCACAGCGCAGCCGGGGTTCCTCCTTTCCCTCGGCTGCGCACCCCCATTTTCATTCTCGAATTAACCGGAGCCGCCCGATGGCAAACACAATCGACTCTCCCGTTTCAGCTCTCGGCGAATCCTTCGATGTCGCGCTGCTCGATTCCGATCGCGTTTTCGCGATCCCTGTCGCAGCCGACACTATTGTCAAACACACGATCGCTAGCACAACCACCCTCATCACAATCGCCGTCGGTCTTGATGCGTCTGCAGCATCGCTGACACTTGTCCGCGGCTCTGCCTACGATGCCACCAAGGCTTGGCCATTGATGCCGGGTTACATTCCGTTTGGCGTGCCCGGAGGCAGTCGCGATCTCCATTTCAACGCGACCGCGGATACCACGGTCTGGATCATGGAGAACTGATGCCATGATGGTTCCTAATCTTACAGCAAATGGATCCGGCGGTGGTGTACCTGGTGCGCCCGGCAGATCCGTCGAACTTCAGACAACCGACACGGCAATTCAGTGGCGGCAGACTGGTGGCGAATGGCATGATCTCGTTCTCCTTGCTGATATCACCGGAGCCGATGGTGACCCGGGGGATTCGGTCGAGCTGCGCAAGACCGAGACCGCAATCCAGTGGCGGTCGGGGACGGATGGCGTTTGGGCGGATCTCGTGTTGCTGGCGGATCTCAAGGGGGATCCGGGTGATCCGGGCGCGGCTATCGAAGACCATGCGACCGACGGCTATATCGATATCGGCGAGACGCGGATGGCATGGGGGACAACCGAAACCTCTGCCGTCACATCGAAGTCCATTATATTCCCTGCAGAGTTCTCCGCTCCGCCTGTTGTGCAAACTTCGAGAGTTGGATCGGCTGCCGAGATTGTACCGAGAGCCGTGAGCAAATCGGGGTTCGTTGTCGGAGCAGTCGGGGAGCTGGGAAATCCTGCCCTCTTTGGATGGACTGCTGTCGGCCTGCACCCCGATGTCGCCACACCTCCATCGCCGCAATTCAATGTCGACCTTCTTCCTGGGTGGTCAGCCGCTATCCGTGCGCAGCGCGCAGGGCTTCGTAATGCACGGCTGCTTTGTCTGGGAGATTCTACTACAGCCGGATTTGGCGCGCTGGGTGCGTCAATGGCTAACGATGACAAGTCTCAATCCTACCCGACACAGCTAGCCGGGATTCTGACATCGCGCGGATCCATCGCGTCGTGGTCATCCATGACAGGTGGGAATAACAGCCCCAACATCGCTGCTTTCGATTCACGAGTGACATATGGTGTGGGCTGGGGTTACACTCAGAACCTCGGCGGACAAACGCTTGGCGCGTATGGATTGAGATCCACAGGCATTACTACGAAGCTGAATTTTGCTCCTCTCAATCCAGTCGACATGTTCGAGTTCTACAGCTTTCAGAGGTCGACATCTGGATCCCCCGCGTGGATCGTCAGTGTGGACGATGTCGACCGCGCTACAGTCTCAACGCTCTATGATCCAGCCGCACCCGCTCGGCTTGTGAAGACGGTGATTTCCGCGGGATCACCGGGCAATCACACGCTCAATCTGCGATCAAATGCCAATGCTGACGACAACCAGTTTGCAGGGATCATCGCTTACAACAGCGCCGTAAAAGAAGTCACGATTCTGAATGCTGGATGGCCTTCAGCAAAAGCTAGCGACATCGACAATGGACAGTCGCTTGCTTGGTCTCCAGTGCGCGCCATCGCGGTATACAATCCGGATCTCGTTCTTATTAACATCGCGATCAACGACGCGAACATGGCTACCCCTACGTCAAAATCGGCATACTTCGCTTCGATGCAGTCTATCATTGACGCTTGTTTCGCGAGCGGTTCCGACGTTGCTTTGATCATCCCGAACAACATCGGATCCACATCCGCTGCCAACCTTGCCACGTTTGCTGGTTACGTTTCTGAGCTAGCAGACAAATACGCGGTTCCGTTGATCGACCTCAGGACAAAACTCGGCACGTACGCCGCTGCCAACGCCGCCGGCTGGATGCGTGATACCCTTCATCCGAACGCTGCTGGCTACGGACAGATTGCCGCCGCGATCGCTGATGTCATCATGCCAGAAGGAGCCTGAGCATGATGGTTCCCTCACTTATCGGCTTCGGCGCTGGCGGCACTAAAATCACCACAGTACGCGATCGTCTTCTCCGTAGGAAGTCTGATGGTGGCGATCATCGCCTCATCACAACATCTGGAACATGGAGCAAAGCTGATCACCTTGCGCTCCTGAAATCCTCCTTCGGAATCGACGGTGACTCCGAAAAAATCAATGCCAATAACATCTGGATCCGCGGATACTTCATCAGCGGTGGCGGCGGCGGAGCTTACGGAACAGTGAGCTGCTTTGGTGGTTTCCCCGGTATTGTGACTGTTAGAGACTTCTGGCTGCACGAGTTGCCCGACACGATGACGATGGTTGTGGGCGCGGGAGGAACGCCTGGCAACTGGTCAGGAACCACATCTTGGGGCGGTAACGCGGCCTTCGCTTCCAGCGTGTCGCGAGGCGGAAACGATGTCGCAGATTTCCGAGGGCTTTTCGGATGGATGCTTGGCAAGGGAATGGACCCCGGTATCCACGACATTACTTATCGAGGCTGGTCCACGAGTTCTTCCGGATACACGAAAGAATGGTTGCGTCCGGTGTCCCCGCGAGGTCCTGGAATGGGTGGAAGTGGAATCCGGAATGGATCCGGCGGCCCAGGAAACTCGACACCGTACTATCCTCGGGATGGAGGACACGCTGGATATCTCACCCCTGCAGGACAGAGAAACGGCGGTTCACCGTCTGCTGACGCATCGGTTAGGAAGGGGCAAGATCACAATCCTCTCTTTGCGGATTCTTACGGAGCCGGAGGCGTTGGCGCTCTGACGCTCTACACGGATCCGCTCGGTGGCAATGGCGGCTTCCCCGGCGGTGGCGGTGGATCAGGAGACGCTGGCGGTGCTTCCGTTGCCGGAACGGGCGGAAACGGCTGCATTAAGCTTATGAATTTTATTCGCGAGGCAGTGTGATGTCAGAACCGCGTTACCTCGTTCTCGACAACTCAGGGATGGTCGTCAACACCGTTGTTGGCTTTGTCGATCTCCCTGCCGTGGGCTTCATCAAGCAGACGGCAGAGCTCATGCACGTCGGCGCTTTCTGGGTCTACAGCGCCGAACTCGATGATTTCACGAACCCCTACGGATCAATGCCGCCATCCTTGGAGGAAACACCATGACGGCCCGCATCTTCGCCCCCCTGCCCCGAATTTTTCTCAGAACCTTCTCGGAGCCGTCAGCAGCTAAGTGGGTCCGGCATCGTGAGGATGGATCTGTCGCATCCGATCCGCTGCAGGTCATCTTCAACGCGTCGTCGGAAGTTGCGGACGCGGACGGCATCAGCATGATGTACGGGTTGCCGATTGCGCGGTGTGCAACGGCCGATGCTCTGCGTCTGGAACCGACGCGAGCATCAGGGAAACCAGAGAATATCTTCCTCAACGAAGGCCGGGACGAGTTGGTCATCGGTGAGCGCTCGTACGATGTCGAATCTTGCAGAAGTGACGGTTACGGTATGCTGACAATCGTCCTGAAGGGATAGCCGTCCGCATGCCGCACGTCCGCACACAGCTCAGAAACGCCGTGAAAACGAGGCTCTCGACCGTGCCTGCGATCAAAGGCGCTCATAATATGAGCCGTCTGCTGCGGACGTTTCAAGACGACAACCTTCCAGTAGCACTCGTGGCTGTCTCGGAAAGCGTCACTCAGTCACCGGGCAGCATGGTCGGCCAGCAGCCACAGACCCGATCGTATTCCATCCACATCCGTCTGGGTATCGAAGGCGACGAGGATGTTGAGGAGCGGCTGGAGCAGATCGCGGTAGATGTCGAAAAGGCAATGCTTAAGCCGGACTTCGGTATCGGCAAGATTACGAGCTGGCGTTACGGGGGAGCTGAAGATCTTAGCCCTTTTGAGATCGAATGCGGAATCCTCTGTTCGCAAGTCCTGACTTACACCGCAGACATCATGACGCTCGATGCCGAGCCTGATCGCAACCTTCACCCCTGAATTCTTATTGTTTTGGAGAACAAAATGGCAACATACCCCATCAAACAGCTTACCCAGATGCAGCGTCTGATGGGTGGCATCGCTCTTTTCAAGCCTCACGATTCGATGAAGTGGATCAAGGTTGGCCCTACCGAAACCGCTGAGTTCACGCCTGAAATCACCACGCAGCCTGTTTATACGAATGAATTCGGTGACCGTCGGCTGCTGCGCAACATCACAACGACAAAAGAAGGTTCGGTCGCTCTCAATGGTCTTTCGGCTTGGACGGAGTGGCTCTACCAAGCTCTCTATGTCTCCAAGCACAAGTATCTGACTCAGGCTACCGTGCCATCTGACACGCTCATCGTAGAGAGTGTTGCTGTAGGCGATACGGTCAAACTGCCTGGGAAAAAAGGCACTGTGACAGCCGTAACTGACGGCGCGAGCGGCGTGTTCGTCGAGGACGAACACTATACTTTCCATCCAGCAACTGGGTTTGTTGAATTCATTGCGATTCCTGCTGGGGCAACCGAAGATGTGGAGATCGAATACTCGCTTCCGGCCATCACCGCTGCCGACAAGCTCATCGACTATTCGATCATGGAGACCTCCGGAACGCGCGGCGAGTTCATGTACATCGGCCTCACGACCGATGGCCTCGGCACGCCCGTCGAGATGCACCTGTTTGACATCGAATTCCTGCCGAATGGCGCTGCGTCCGCTGGTGACACCGCAAACGTCAACACTGCGGGTCTCACTGGCTCCGTTTACACGACTGACAGGGGCTACGGCACAATCCGCGGCCTCGACAAGATCGTCAACGCCTAACGCTTCTCAAGGAGCCGGATCACTCCGGCTACCCCACCACCATGCAATCAAGGAGGAACCGCATGTCCAAACCCAATTTCAACGTCCGCGACATCCTGGCTTCGGTCAGACATCACTTCGAGAAGGTTGAAGTTCTTCCAGGAATGGAGCCGCTCGAGTTGCGCGCACCTACGATCTCCGAAATCTGCGCCATTGTTGCCGACCACGAGGATCTCTTGCAGCTCTTCGATGGCCCGGCACCAGCATCAGCGGAAGCCAAGGCTATCGCTGACAAGAACATCGTCCTGTCGCTTTTCAAGAAAGCGCCGAGGGCTTGCGCCGCACTCTGCGCTTGTGCGCTCGGAAGCCCCGGAGACAGTGATGTCGAGGATGATCTTTTGCACACGACGGACGACTTCCAGCTCAATCTACTCGTCCTATCGTACTCGATGCTCGTGAAGGAATACGAGGGCGTGAACGGCCTTTTTACCAGAGTCCTAGTTCGGTTGGACGAGCTGGGACTGAGCGAATTGCGGAATCTTATCTTGCTGCTCTCGGGATTGACATCGACGACGGTGGAGATCCCGCCCCTTCAGCCGACCCAGTCCACGAAGAAGAAGGCATCTGGACGGAAAGCGGCCTAAGGCTGGACGGCAACTTCGCACGGATCCTTCATATCGCACTCGAGTTCGAGTGCCGAACCGGGCGGTCGGCGATGGACATGACGATAGGTCAGCTCCTCGCCAGAACTCGGAAGATGCAGGAGATCGACAAATTGAAAACACTGCAGGTGGCAAACGCGGTCGCTACTGCAATGAGCGGAGAAGAGAAGGCATGGGACGCGCTCACGTCCTGAGGATGTAGAAAATGGCAACGACACCCGAAATCAAAACCCGCTTTACTCTCGACGGCCTCCGCCAAGCCACGGCGGGGCTGCGCGGTTTCGCGCGCACGGTTTCGGATTCCCTGTCGGACGCTCGCCGCCGTGGAGGAAATGTCTTCGATCCGATGGGGCGCGGTCTCGATGCCGTCGAACGCAAAACCAAGGTCGTAGCCAAAGAGCTGACCAGACTCGGCACCATCAATACATTTCGAGGAATCCGTGTCGGTGCCCTCGGTGCATCTGTTGCCGTCGGCGGTCTTGCCACCAAACTGTCGTCGGTATCTGCTGCCGCTTTGAAGGCAGCCAAGGATTCCGCTGCCAGCCTGAATTCCATCAGCATCGACGCTCAGCGTATTGGCGGATCCACGTCTGATGTCGCCGTCCTCGGCTACGCTGCTGACCTCACGGGCACAGACCGCGACGAACTGATCACCCAGATCGCAACCATCAGCAACGAGTTCCTGACACTCCGGGAAAATATCCAGAGAGCGCAGGGACAATATAGCGATTTCCTGTCGATGACAGCGACAGAAGCCGCTCTGGCTGCTCGGCTCGGCAACCGAGAAGGTCTGCAGAGCGCTATCTCAGGTTTTTCCACCGCAGATCTGGAAGCCCGCAAAGCGTCGATCACCGACATCGAAGCGCGCATTGCGCAGATTGATGCCGATCTGAACCAGACATTTGCATCCGGAGACCGTCGCAGCGGTCTATACGGCGATGTCGCTCGTCTACAGCTTGAGAGAGAGCGACAGCAGCTTCAAGATGCCGCCGACGCGTTTCGGAATTCTCAGTCGACACAAGGTCAGGCACTATTCGAACTCGAGAAATACGGCATCGATGTCGACCGTGCGAGCCGCGGCGGTGTCGAAGGTCTGCTCGAAATCAGCGACGCATTTCAGAGAATTCAGGATCCGTCGGCCAAGGCACGCGTTGCCATGCGTCTTTTTGGCGAAGACGCAGGTGTCAAACTTATCCCTTTGCTCAATGGCGGCCGGAAGGCAATCGACGAATATCGTCGCACGCTCGAAGAATCTGGTGCGATCGCAACAAAGGAAGACATCGCGAACGCCGAAGCGTACAGCCGCGCCGTCCAAAATCTGAAAACTGCGACTTCGGGCGTTCAGCTTACAATCGGACGCGCGCTTACTCCTGATCTCGCGAAAGCATCCCAAGAGTTGACGACTTGGCTGATTAAAAGCCGCGAGGAAATCGCCAAGGTTGCCGTAGAGGCATTCAGAGATACGCGTGTGTTTGCCGAAGATGCGTTCTCCATCTTCAGTGGCGACACCAGCAATATCAAGACGGAATGGTTGGATACCGTCGTCAAGAAAACAGTCATCCTACGCGATATTTGGTCTGATGTGACCCGTCAGATCTCGCTGCTGTGGAACGGCAAGGAAGCCGACTATCCGTGGCTGAACACGCTGCGTGATGCGTTTGTTCAAGTGAAAGCGTTCGCTATGGACGCATGGTCGGTCGTGTCGGGAGGGAATGCCGTCAATTTTGGCTGGTTGAATAAAGCCCGCGATCAAGTTCTGGCATTTGCACGACGATTTTCTGACGCGTTCGACATGCTCAAGGGTGTGGTCAAAGGCCTCGGCGACTTCCTGAAACCAGTGCTCGACTATTTAGACACCGATATCGCGACCCTTGGACTATTCCTCGGATTGACGCGAATGGTCGGTCTTTTCGGAGTGCTGACCACCGGAGCTGGGCTGCTCATGAAAGCGCTCGGCGGCGTATTCGCACTCGGCGGAGGTGCCGTCGCGGCTGGAAAGGCCGTCGCGGGTGCAGGTGGTGCCGCAGGTGCCGCACTTGCGACCGCCGGCAGCCTGCGTGTTGCTCTTGTTGGAGTCGGCACGGCGATCGGCGGATTAATCTCGTCGGCCGTAATCCTTGGGACTACGCTGGCGGCGGCTTTCGCACTGGGACAAAAGGCTGCAGAGTATTTCTATGAAAACACTCAAAAAGCTTACGACGAGGTCAATAAGCAGCAAGCTGAAGTTATCAAGGCTCAGGATCTCGGTCGCGTGAACGAATTGCTCCGCGAGCGCGGTACCGATCGATCGCGGGCGTTCCATCGGCGTTACTGGGGTGCCGAAGGTATCGATATTTGCGCTGCCGGCATGACGACAGACGAGCGAATCGCTGCGGGGCGACAGAAAATGAACACAGCACTCGGCGTGAACTTTGATCCGTCCGCACACGAGGGCGGTCGCATCTACGGCGGCGATGCTATCGCTGACAGTATTCGTATTCGTAAGCAGAATGCTCAGGCTCCAGTTGCGAAACGTGTAGTCGTTGACCTGAATGTTGCAGGCCGGACGACTACCCTTGAAGGCGACGAGGTTTCGGTGATGCAGTTCACGCGCGGCCTCGAACAGGCAACGCGAGGGTACTGATGGCGGAATTCGATGGACATACGAGGCTGATCTGCGATGCTCTGGGCATCGGATGGCAGACGGCTTTCAATCTCACGGTCGAGAAATGTCCGATCGGCGAATCCGGTCAGATGACGCGCACTTGGAACGGCCAGAAGATCAACCTCGCCGACCCGATGTTCCAGCTTTACGAGATCCGGATCTCGTCGGGTGCGGACGACTGGCGGCCTCCCGCGCTGTTGAAAATGTGGCCTGGCACCGAGCTGACGATCGTAACGCCAGATGATGATGGCATGGTGATCCCCGTCGGCGGAACCACTGCCGTATTCGACCGTGACATCCACGCAGCAAGGGCTTTGACTATGCGTTTTGACGATGTCGCGCACGCCATTGTCGGACAAACCGTTGTTCTTGATGCCCCGGCGACAGAGCCTGTCCGCGTATTCGCAATGCTGACGCATGTAGTAATGGTCACTGAGCCGTGGAGAAAAACCTTCCGAGAGGCCGATGCGTCCTATTCATGGCAACTCTCTACTGAAGAAGTCGGAGGTTTCTGATGCTCCGTCTTCAGTTCATTGCATCCTATGATGCTCCGTTCTCACCATCACCTGTTGTCGGTGACGCATATGTCGTACTGTCCGCTGTCGTGACGGAGCAGCGTATCGGCCGCAAGATCGAGCCGAGCTTCCGCGTCGTCGTGAAAAATCCGGGTATCGAAGGCTGGATGCCGACCGCCCTTCGTTATGCTGACCTCTGGGAGCAACGCGCAGAAGACCCAGCACCAATTCATATCGCCCGAGGCCGTCTCGTGCCACTACCGACAGATATGGCCAAATCAACAATCGAACTAGCATTCCGTTGTCTGCCTCCGTCATCTGACGACATCCTGACCGCCGCAGCAGACGAGCTACGCATCGGCGAGGACTTTGACTACGATCCCGATGCTGATCCCGAAGGCCGTCTTGATGCCGAGTACTATGATCCTCTGTGCTTCGGACAAGGCGCATCTGACGATCCCGAAAACGTCCTGACTGCTCGACCGGAAGTCTGGCGGTGGGATCGCACCACGCTCGCGCTCGGACGCACGCATCTCGTCGACAGCGATGTCCTCCACGATATCGGCTACAGCGGTATCGGCGAGCCGCCGTCGTTGAGCGTTACTCATCCGCCGAAGTCGATCAGTAAGCTGCGCATCGTCACATCCTGGACGCAGATCGCGAAAGGCCGCCAAACCGTTTCCGAACCGGATTCCGTGCAGACGTACACTGCCGACGACTTTCTATCGTCTTTCCCGCAGCCCGGCGCTCCTATCGGTGCAGCCACTGGGTGGACGCTCGCGGAAGCTGAAGTCGAAGCCGTCAACGATGATACGCCGACAGAGATGACTATTTCTGGAGCGAAGTTTGGCAGCGCGAGTGGCGGTAAGATCAAGCTCCAGCCGAAAACCATCGTTTTCAGACTGACGGCTGCGTACGATTACAGTCAGCAGCGCGAGGAGATCCTCGATCTCGTCATGCCGTCGGGACTTCAGGCGCTACCAGATGAAGACGACGAGAGCGAGGTCATGGAGATCGTGACGCTTGCTCCGCTAAATATCGACTCCTCGACGGACGAGTGGCTCTACGAAGATCCGGATACGCTGGAGCGCATACACTATGATGTCGGCGACGAGGTTCTCGCAGCCGGTAAGGCATGGACATGTGCCACCGAGCACGATGCG